TCCCTACGAATGTATTTAGGTGCAGGAACAACACTCAATTCGGAGTTATCAACCCACCTAATAAAGCCTATGTATTGGACTATGAGTACTACTCTATCCCCACAGCATTGGTGGATTATGATGATGTACCATCTGTACCTCAGATATTTGAGCATGTTATTCATAGTGGAGCTATGTCCTATGCTTATGCATTTAGAGGGGATGTGGATCTTCACACTCTAACTTCTCAACTGTTCAGGGATCAGATCAAGAATATGAGAATAATCTATATCAATAGGACTGATTATGTCGCTACGACTGAGAGGATTAGGTAATGCCAACTAAGACTTGTAAGAGTTGTCTAACAGAACTTGAGTTAGATAACTTCTCCCTTCAAAAGGGTGGCAAGTTTGGGGTGACTTCAAAGTGTAAGGGTTGCTACAAAGTTTATTACGAAAATAATAAACAAAAAGAATCAGATAGAAAAAAGTTGTATTATAAAAATAATACAGAAAAGGTTCTTAGTCGTAACTACGATTGGAATAGTAAGAACCCTGATAACTTTAAAGAAAGAATGAGTAGGTGGTCTAAAAAGAATGGACCAAAAAGGGCTCATCTTCAGAAATTAAGGGAAGAAAGAAAGTCTTGTGCTACTCCTTCTTGGTTAGATAGTAGTCAACTTGAACAAATTGAAAATTTTTATTGGCTAGCTAAAGATTGTGAAATTCTTACTGGTGATAAATATCACGTAGACCATATAATTCCCCTAAGAGGAAATCATGTATGTGGACTTCATGTTCCTTGGAACTTACAAGTTTTACCAGCGGACATTAATATGAAGAAGGGGAATAGAGTATGAGTACAAATTGGGCCACATTCCCCATCAAGTTTGAAGGTGGTTGGAGAACTGATCTAGGAAGACTAGAGCAGGGATTTAATGCTCCCGGTAGTGCTACTAGATTAATTAATTTTGAGCCCTCTATTAGAGGCGGATATAGTAGAATAGAAGGCTTTGCTAAGTTTGACGATGACGATGTTGACTCACTAGAAACCGACCCCGTGATAGGAGTGGTGGTGTTAGATGAGTCTACAGCTCTCGCTAGGAAGGGGCCCAACTACTACCAATCTTCAGGTAGTGGGTGGACTGAGAAGGCTACTGTAGCTTCTCCTGGAGCAAGTAGAATTTCATTTGATATTTATAATTTTGATGGTAACGAGAGGGTTATTATTGTAGATGGGGTTGATGACCCTGTAGTTTATAATACCTCTGGAGATACTATGACTTTTGACACCTCTGCCCCTGCCGATGTTACGGGAGCTACTATTGTAAGGGTGTTTAAAAATCATGTATTCTTTGCTAAAAACAATCTTCTCACTTTTACAGCGCCTTTTACAGATAACGATTATAATTCAGGTAATGGTGCTGGGGAAATTAATATTGGAGCTAGTATCACAGGGCTTATAGTCTTTCGTGAACAGCTTATAATCTTCACTACTAACAGTATCAAGAGACTAGTGGGAAATACTTCTGAAGATTTTGTACTACAGCCAATCACTGATAACACCGGCTGTCTCTGCCAATTCACTGTACAAGAAGTTGGTGGTGACATCATGTATCTTGGTCCAGATGGTGTTAGATGGCTTAGTGCCACTGAGAGAAATGAAGACTTTGGTTTAGATAGAGCTTCTGCTAATATCCAGGATGAGATTTTAAATATTATCAACCTCAACTGTGCTTATTCTACTATGGTGATTAGATCTAAGAACCAATATAGGTTCTTCACTTACGTAGACAGCACACCAAAGAACTTAGCTAAGGGCTTTATAGCCACTAAGTTCTCTGAACAATCTGTTACCAACATCTCGTGGGCAGCTACTCAGGGCATAAAAGTATATTCTTGTCACAGTAGACAGTTTAGAGATAGGGAAGTTATCCTCTTTACGTCCTCAGATGGATATGTCTACAGGATGGAGAGTGGTAATAGTTTTGATGGAGAGGCTATTAAGTACTCTTTTGAAACCCCCTACATGCCTATTAATGATCCTAGGATTAGGAAGACTATGTACAAGCATAGCTTGTATCTAAAGAGTCAGGGTAGCTTCACCCTAACTTGTCGTTTGAAGTTTAACTATGATCCATCAGGATCGATACAACCACCCCCATTTGATATTACAAGTAGTACATCTACAGCTATCTATGGACAAGCTATCTATGGTAGTAGTGTCTACGGAACAGCAGTAGCTGACACCTTCGTTAATCAAACTGTAGGAAGTGGTTTTGTGGTAGCATTAAGATACGATGGAGAAGATACTAACCCCCCATTCATTCTAACTCATGCTGTCTTAGAATTTTCAACTAACGAGAGGCGATAAATAATGGCAGGCTATATCCGTGCTGATGTAGATAATGATATTGAGAACGGCGAGCTTGTCGATGCCGATGTTTTAGACGCTGAGTTTAATGCTATTCAGGCAGGCTTTAATGCTTCCTCAGGCCACAAACACGATGGTAGTACAGGAGAGGGGGCTCCCATCACTGTTCTTGGCCCTGTGGCTGACTTCGTAGCAAGCTCCTCTGCTTTTAGACCTAAACTAACCAGTGTTTATGATCTTGGCACTACAGCTCTCCCCTTTAGGGCTGGTTATATAGAAACCGTCTTAGCTGACGACACTGTATCTTCAGCCTCTGCTCCCCACTATTCGTGGAATGGAGATACGAATACAGGTATGTATCGTAGTGCTGCTGACACTATTAAGTTTGCTACAGGTGGTCAGGAGAGAGTGGGGATTGCCAGTGATGGTACTCTATCCACTACTGGCAATGTAACCATTGCTGGCACTCTAGCGGTAACAGGGGCCATCACAGCTAACCTTACAGGTAATGTTACTGGCTCAGCTGCTACACTAACCACAGCTCGTACTATTGCTATTGGCACAGGTGCTACAGGTACAGCTACATCATTCAATGGTAGTGCCAACATAACTATCCCAATTACAGCCGTTGACTCCACCTACCTCACCGGAACTATAGCTTCAGCTAGACTTAGTGGCAGCTACACAGGTATTACAGGTACAGGAGCTTTAACAGCTGGTAGTATTGGTAGTGGATTTGGTAATATTGATATTGGTAGTAATACCTTCACGGGGAATGGTGCTGCTATTACAGCCATCCCAACCGCTTATGCTAGTGGGTATTCCTTAGGTGGAGTTGGTACTTATGCTTTCTTAAGGTTAACTAGTGGTACTTTCACTGCTGGTGATCTTATCTCTGGCTCTAATCTTAGATATACATCTATACAAAGTGATGGTCAGGGAGCATATGAAATTAACACTGTTGGTGGTGGTACTCCCTCTGGGAACTGGAGGGCTTTAGGTACTTCAACTGAATCTACCTGCGCCACACTATTCTTGAGGGTAACGTAATGGATATCAACCACCTAGTAGAAAGAAGTAGAGCACTAGTTCAGATAGTAGCTGCTTTAAGTATCATAGGTGGGGGGATAATGTTTATGTCTGAGCATCCTTACATTACTAGTAGGGTAGCTAAGATGGCTGGAACCGCTGCTCTTTCTGAAGAGTTAGAGAGAAATAATTCTACTCTTGAAGATGTTCTTGTGAAGGTAGAAAACATTGAAACTGGTCAAAACTACTCTCCAGACCCTCCTATAAAATTTACTGTAGACGGTAACACCATCACTGATGGAGATGTTGGCCAACTAGTGGTGTTTGATATTAGTTATATTCAAGAGAAAAACTGTGGTAGACCTTTTATTATTGCAGCTTTCCGTAATGGTAATAACATCATCCACACGTTTGAAGATCTATCTATCGTAGATATGAATGGAAGAGGCTTAACTAGCCCTGCAAGCGATGGTCAAATTCTTACTAGACGTTTTACAGCTCGTATTCCCGCTGATAGTGGGGTTAAACACGGGACAGCTATTGGGTGGTTGGAGTTTGGTCCCTGGCCTTCTTGTCAGAATGCCCCGGCTATTTACTCTCCTCGTATGACCTTTAGAATACGGCCTGGAGAAGAAGACTTTGTACCCTCTAGTGATAACACGAAGGAAAATCGATGAATTTTACTGGTTATGAATTTTTAAAGAAGTGGGAGGGTGAACGACTAGAAGCTTACCAAGATGTTGGTGGAGTCTGGACTATTGGTATAGGACACACTAAAGGTGTAAAGCCTGGGATGGTTATTACCTCAGAACAATCTAGGAAGTTTCTAGAAGAAGATATTACTTGGGCCACCAAGGCTGTTAATGACTCGGTTGAGGTAAGTCTTAATCAAAATCAGTTTAATGCACTAGTGAGCCTCTGTTTCAATATTGGCCCTACAGGGTTTAAAAGATCCACTTGTCTTCGTAGGTTAAATGAGGGAGATTTTATTGGAGCAGCTAACGCCCTTCTTTGGTGGAATAAAGCAAGAGTAGGTGGCAGGCTAACTGTTATCCGGGGGCTGGTCAACAGACGTGCTGCTGAGAAACAATTATTCCTCACCCCTCCACTTGTAGTTGAGTGGGATAAAGAAGAGGTGGAGAAACTTACTAATAAGTTTGTATTAGATCTTAAGAAGGTTTGGGATAGAGGATTATATAATGAATAGATTTTTAGACTTTACAGGAAGTGAGAAGGCGGCTGTGGCTCTTGGCCCTATTGTTCTTCCTCTAACTGTACTAATCCAGGCATTAATGGCTTGGGGTGGCTTGGGTGAAATGCCTGATGCTATCCAGATCAGAGATGCTATTGTTTACTTTGCTATGACTGTTGGGTTTGCTAGACTGGTATGGCAGGTTCCTAATAGTGATGTCGTTAAGGCTGACACTGTAGAGGTTAAAATCCCTGAGACTTCTCTTAGTGAAGTTACTGTGGGTGGACCTACCGCTGCTAAGACTAAAACTACTCCTAAGCCTAAGAGGACCAAGACTACTTCAGTAGTTAAACCTACTGTAGAAGTTGAAGTACAGCCTGTTAAGGTATCAACTATTGAAGAGAACCCTGTCTAAGGATAAATAAATGAGAAAGTTTAGAGGTTTTAACCCCGATCAAAGACAGATGTTAGCCCAGCGTATGGGGTACAATGGGGATATGGCCGGTTTTGATGGTTATTTACAGGCTGATCCTAAACAAGCCTCTAGATATAATAATTATGTTTCCAAGGCTCAAGGACATGTAGATAGTGGTGCAGGCGTTAAGCCTACTCCTACTCCTGCCCCTGTGGCCCCACCCCCTGATAATCAATTATTTACTCAGGGTGGTAGGGTTGTTCCTCCTGTAACTCAAGCAGCTCCAAGTGCTGGTGGTATCCCCACTCAGGATGCTAATGCACCTGCTCCTATAGCTACTCCACAACCAATTAAGAATAGTGGAGCTGTACTACCCCCACAACCAACAATTACTAGGGACATGTACCCTAGTACTAATGTACAACCTAACCCTTTTGTCCCCCCAGAGCAAAGCTCTGTTCTTCCAGCTTTCGCTAAAGGTGGTGAGATTAAGAAGCCTAAGGTTAAGCCTCTTACAGAAGCTGAAAAGAAGGCTAGAGCCGAGAGAATAGAAGATAGAACTTGGAAGCAAGAGTTATCTCAACCCACTGAGGATGCTATTGTTAAGCCTAAAAGTCTTGTCACCCCAACTCAAGTTAATAAAGTTGACTGGGATAAAAAGCAGCTTATTGATAAAAGTAGTGGTCAGGTAGGACAGATTCCTCAGGCTAAAACTGATACAGTGGATAGTACAGCACAGGGAACTACGACCACTGCTGAAGATCCAGAAGCCACTGATGCCCACACTGTAGATACACAGACAGCTGCTGACGAAGTAAAGACGGCTGCTGAGGGTATGGAGGCTGCACAGGGTACACTCAGTGCTGGCTCTCAGGTTGAAGCTGCTACAGCCCTACCTTCTGCTAATGCCACTGTACAGGGGCAGCTAGAAGGCCTTATGAAGCAGTTTGAAGGTGGTCAGACACCTGCTTGGGCTGCTGGCGCTATAAGAATGGCTAACACTGCTATGGCTGCTAGGGGTATGGGTAGCTCCAGTATGGCTGGTGCTGCAATCAACCAAGCTGCTATGGAAAGTGCAATTCAGATTGCTGCTACAGATGCTGCTACCTTCTCACAGTTTGAGATGCAGAATCTTAATAACAGGCAGCAAGCTCGTCTCGTTAATGCTCAGTCCTTCCTACAGATGGATTTGGCTAACCTTAATAATAGACAGCAAACTGAGTTGTTCAAGTCACAGGCTATTATCCAGAGTTTATTCACTGATCAGGCTGCTGAGAATGCTACAAGACAGTTTAATGCTTCTAGCCAAAACCAGACAGACCAATTCTTTGCTAACTTAAAGTCTCAGGTCAGTACCTTTAATGCTGCTCAAGCCAATGCTATGGAGCAGTTTAATACTGGTGAAACCAACACCACTGCTAGGTTTAACACTCAGCAGACTAACGCAATGAGGCAGTTTAATACTCAGGTTAAAGCTGATATTAAGAAGTTCAATGCACAGAACAGGTTGGTAATTGATCAGTCTAATGCTGAGTGGCGTAGACAGATTGCTACAGTAAATAATGCTAATCAGAATGAAGCCAATAGAATTAATGCTCAGGCTGCTACAGGCCTTACAATGGCTGCTTTTAATAATATGTGGCAGCAGGAAAGAGATTTGATGGCTTATGCATTCACCGCTGGTGAGAATATGCAACAGAGAGCCCACGAAGTGATGCTTGCCAAAATGGGGGCTGAGTTAGATCAGGACCTCATGGAACAGCAGAACAGGGGTGCTCTATGGGAAGCTGCTGGCTCCTTCGTAGGAGATATGTTTGATGGGTTGTTTTAATGTATAAAGAGCTTTTAGAAGAATACATCGCACAGATTAGCCCAGAAGAGGTAGATACTAAACCTGCTAAAGGTACTAGTGGTGTTATCTCTCGTCCCACCGCTAAGCCTGTAGTTGCTAATCCTGACGATCCAATGGCTATGCTGTCGGAATGGATGGGGGTTATCAAGCAGAGTGGAGCTGATTTTAGGTCAAAAAGGGAAGCCTCGGTAGCTAAGGCAGAGGCTAGTAAAAGCAACAAGACCTTAGCAACAGCTGCTCTTGAAGCAGCGGCTTCTAAAGAAGAAGAACCTGCTGAGGAAGCTCCTAAAGAGAAGAAGCCTACCCTTGCTGAGCAAGCCACTAGCATGTTTGATGGAGCTGCTGTTGGAATGGGTGGTAGTGACTCTGGACCTTTCTCTATCCCTGCTTATAATGGCAGTGAGAACGAGTGGAGCTCATTGGCTAGAGAAGCTGCTCAGGAAGCTGGGGTTCCTGAAGACCTCTTCTTCCGTTTAATTAGACAGGAGAGTGGGTGGAAAGCTGGAGTTACCTCTTCTGCTGGAGCTTATGGCTTAACACAGCTTATGCCAGGAACAGCTGATTACCTAGGTGTTGATCCTCGTGATCCTAAGCAAAACCTTAAGGGTGGTGCTAGGTATTTAAGAGAACAGTTTGACACCTTTGGTGATTGGAGAAAAGCCCTAGCTGCTTATAATGCAGGCCCTGGAGCTGTTAAGAAATATGGTGGTATTCCTCCATATAAGGAAACACAAAACTACGTAAGGAGTATTCTAGGTGGCTAATTTCAGTGCCCCAATCCCCGGTCAAAGTTTAACGATGGAACCCGGCAATCAGCCTTGGGAACAGCCTCCTCTTTATTCTGATAACAATCAGGCTATCTCCTTCCACCTTAAGAACCTGACGAAAGATGAT